GAAATTTGTCCGTCAGCACTCATTTCGAATTCAACACCTCGTTGTTTTAACAGATCAATATGATGTTGTTGCTCCATTTTGTCCATTTTCATGAACTTATCGACCATTTCTGCATAACGGTCCTCGACTTCGTCAATGGCGTTGGCATAATCTGTTGCCAACTGCACGGCAGGAGATACACTGCCTGTACTATCTTTACTTGAAGTTTTAAACGCAAAATCTTGTTGCATATCACGAATGCCAGTTTCAATGGCACGAAGTTTTGCAAATTCCTCTTGCTTAGCCTTGATACGTTTATCAGCATAAACATCGTTAAGGTTCTTTAAATCTTCTTGATAATTAACGTTAGCACTCTTTGATTTATTGAGCTCATCGAGTTCCTTTTTGTATTGCAATTCGATTAGTTCGACTTGATTGCCTTGCATTTCCAAGAACGATTGCAAGATTTTTTCGTGAACCTCTTTGGCCTCTTTTGCAAGATCCTTTCCGGAGTGGCCTTTACCACCTCCGCCACCTTTTCCACCTTTACCGGTACCAGCGGAACCGCCATTATCTCCGCCACCACCGCCAACGTCTAGGCCTGTATCACCGCCACCGGATAACCCTTGTGTTATTTGTGAAGCCATATTAACGCCAGTATTTACAATATCTTGTGCCGTTTCAGCGCTGATTGTATCAACTTGTTGAATAGCGGTAAAAGATGTACCAAAAAATTTTGCTACTTTATCGCCTACGCTATTAAGTTTTGCAATTAACCAGTTAAGCCCTTCGATAATTTTATTCACACCCCAAACAGCGGTGTGCACAATAGTTGAAAATACAGAGCTTAACGTATTACCAAACCCATTAGACGCGGCAGATGCAGTCGCAAATACACCGACCAAAGTCATTATGACGGATATTAATATTCCGACTGGGTTAGCCTTCATTACAACATTTAATACACGCTGAGCAGTAGCTGCAGCTAATGTACTACTTCTTAAAGCTAGAAACAGAGATTTAAGGACAGTTGTCCCCAAAGTCAATGCGCCTATTGACAAGATAGTTCCTTGAACGGCTACTTTAACAACAGTCATTGCTACCGCATAAGCCCTAGTTGCAATTGCAGAGGCGACTTGTGCAGTTTTTAACGCTACAGTTTTTACAGTCAATGCAGCAGTTTGAGCGCTACATAATGCAACAGTCGCTTTATAAGTAATAAATGCAGTGGTAACACCTACAATGGCAGTGGCAACCCCTGGCATGGCAGTTCTAAATAGGTTAGCAAAACTCGTAACAATATTCTTAGCTGTACCAATTACAACTGATAACGCACTAAATGCACCCCTTACAGTAATAATGGCCGCTTGTGCAGCAGTACCAACCAAACGAAAGGCAATAGACAACCCAGCAAGTGCATCGTTCAATACACCTGAACTCGTCATGTTGCTTATTTCTTCCATAGCTGGTTGGAATGCAGCTATTAATTCGTTCTGAACTTGCGTTCCTATATCTTGGAACGTCATAGGAATTTCTGCAAACTTAGCATTTGTTTCTTCTGCACTATTGAATAGGGCTTCCTTGATAATGTCAGCAGTAATAAGCCCTTGCGAGCTCATTTCCTTCAATTGGCCTACAGTCAAGCCCATTTCACTGGCAATAGATTGTGCCAACATAGGAGCATTTTCCATAATAGAGTGGAATTCGTCCCCTTGTAGCTTACCAGCTGCCATTGCTTGCGTTAACTGGTACATAGCCGATGTAGTTTCTTCAACACTAGCACCTGAGATTTTGAATTGCTTATTTAACTGTTCAACAAAATAGATTGCTTCGTCATTAGATGAAAAGGCGTCTTTTGCAAGCATATTCAACTTAGCAACACTATCGGCCATATCTAAATAGCTACCACGAGAACGGTTAGCTGCACTATAAATCTTGTCCATAATTTCAGCAGTAGACTGACTGCCGTCATTAATTAGATTGATACGTGCCCTAATCTGTGTAAGTTGGTCGGTGGTTTGAACAGCACTAACTGCCATATCTTTCATGGCTCGCCCTGCAGCTTCAATACCTATTGCCGCAGCACCAAATGCAGCACCACTTTTTGCAGCGTTCATGATACTAGGAATTTCTATACCGAAGATCTTCTGCGCTTTGCTTTTAACAGCCTCCATCGAAGCAGTAACGTCTTTTCTTAGTGCATTTTCCGCTTTCTTAGCCACCCTATCAAGTGCTTGCTCGGCACCACTAGATGAACCGACTATGCGTACATTGATTTGTGAATCTGCCATTTCTTATATCTCACCTCCCGCCTGTCTAAATTCTTCCATGAATAACTTTTCTTCAGTTTTGCGTTGTGCCAACGTAATAGGGTGTAATTGCTTCATGATGTCCTCGACTTTTAACCGCTTATTGCCAGCAATATGAACGTTTGTCATTATGCACGTAAAATAAGCCTGTCTACGGTCCTCAATCTCCATTCGCAATTCGTACCCTTCCACCAGTTTGTAATATTCCATAGGGCTTAATTTCATAAATTCCCAAGGCTTCAAATTGAGTGGACCATACGCCGTACGCTCGGCCTTTGTTATCCATAAATTAAAAGAGGGGGCCGTATAGCCCCCTTCTAGTTTTTTGTTTCTGCTTCCTCTGCCTCTACTTCGGATTGTGCTTTTTCGTCAGCTTCTTCAGGAAATGATGCATAGTACGCGGCCTTACCAAAGACACCACTACCGATTAATGCTTTTACAATTAACTGTACAAGGTCTAGATATTGAACCTCGCCTTCATCAAATAATTGTTGTAGCTTTTCCTGGTAGTAAATATAATCGCGTTTACGACCTTCATGCTTCATTCCGACAACAAATGCAGTGATTAATTGTTGAAATGTCATTGCCCCAGCTTGAACTGCTTTAAAAATAGGTTCGCCCCATAGCTGTTCAAGTTCAGCAATTCGACCAATCGTGAAATAAATTGTTTCACCAGTATTAAATACATCACATGTAATTTTTTTCATGAGTGTGCACTCCTTAATTAACTATAAATTATGGTTGTTTTAATTCGGACAATGGACCTACGCCATTCAAGCTGCCTTTATACGTTGCCACATCGTCATGTGGTGTGTTCATAGACAATTCTGTAATGGAGCAAATACCTGTCATGTAGGCTTTATTAGGATATTCAATCTTGATGTTGATAAGATCATCATTCAAGAACGCTTTTTCTAACAATTGCAATGACTCTTCGTTAGGCATAAGCAATGTTTCAAGGTCAATGGACCACTCTTTAAGCCCTGGAATAGTAGACTTCCAACCGTTAGTGCCTTTGTGAGATGCATCGATGCTATCAGCCTTACGAGATACATCACCTGTACGCTGTCCGCCTAATAAAAGCCATTCAGCACCTGTTGTTTCGTCGGTGCCAGTATTAACATAAATCAAATAATTTTTACCAGCAGTAGGCATTGCAGCCTGTTGCGGTTTATAAAGTTTTTTTGCTGTAGCTGGTTGAGCTGGCATTAGTAGATACCTCCGTTTGTTTCTTCATTCAAATTAATAAGGCGAGCCACAAACCTGTACTGCGTGCCAATCAATGGCCGTACTGAATCATGGTCGCCTACTTTACTTGTACATTTAATATCGATGATTTGATAACCACTATCTTGCAAGATACATGCTTCCGGAACTAATCTGCCACATGAATTACGAAGATTATTCATAATCGCCTCGAAAGTATCCTCGAACTTAGCGATAACTTCATAACCTACGTTCATATCAGGGTCGTCATTCCGCCCCCATACTTCAATGTATAACTCTTGTTGCAATTCAGATTGAACGGCATTATCTCCTGGCGTTGTTTCTCCCCTAATCACCATAATTACGCCATTCGCATCGATATTTGCAGCTTGTGGCCTCATAGCCCCAAGAATAACATTAAATCCTGTTCCGTGGCTATCAATTACATGTTTGATATGTTGCATGAGTTCGAGCCACATATTACCCCCTGAAAATTTCTACAGTTCGATACCTAGCATATTTAGTAGGGTCGCCTGTTAACTCTTCCGGTGTAATTTGCTTTTCGCACATTGTTATACGCTCATCGATATATTGCAGTTTTTTGCTATAAAAATCATCTGTTGAGCCGTCGCGAGTATATGCACCTGGTAACGCATAAGCCTTGTCAACGCACACAAAACGATATATATAGAGTTGCACTAATTCATCGACTAGATAACTTCTTATAATATCGCCATCTAATACTCCAAGACGTTTTGCAAAGGCATATAATGCTTTTTCTGCACGTTCTACATGTTGAGGTAGAACCTCTTTGCCTAACAGCTCATCGGTGAACTGCATTTCTTCGTATTCATATAGCATTGTTACACCTCTAAATATCTATTCGAATTTCTTTTTCCTTAGCCCCAAGCCAATCGCTATTCGATAGATCATTAATAGCAAGCCCAGTGGCTTTTGAAAATGTATCAAATACATCATTACGTTTTCTTTCCAACGCTTCATATAAGAATGGGTCGGATTTAGTTCCTGGGTGGTGAACTTCCTTCGCAAAGAAAAAGCTATTGCCAGCCATTGGAACCCAACGCAATGCACGTTTAGTTTTAGGCTTAATAGTATGAGGTCTTGTACCTTGATGGACGAATATTCCATAAGGTGCTACCTGATTGTCAATGTACACTACCCCAATATTATTGCCATTATCAAAACTAAATTTTGTATCGACAGCCCTTTCCAATTGAGCGGTACGAGTTATAAAATCATGCTTTTGTTGTGCTTCATTTTGCACCATAAAGGTGCTCGACTTAACAGCTTGTCTGAGCCGTCGTTCGAACACCTCTTTAGGTAACATGATTACTCCTCTTTATCGGGCTTTTTACCGGGCTCTTTACCGGGCTCTTTATCGGGCTCTTTATCGGGCTTTTTACCGCTACGTTTTGACTTATCATCATCTTTGACAGGCTCCAATTCTTCAATCGTAAAGCCTTCATCTTGTAAGCGTTTAATATCATATTCTTCGCTTACATATTGTACTTCGTTTAATCGTACAAGACGTGCCATATTATCCACCTACCTTACGCACCAACGTTAACATGAATTGCAGCCAATCGATTTTTAGGAATCCATAAGTCATGGTATTTACGGTAGTCGATTTTCCAAGCGTCTGCTTTTTGGTTAATGTCCGGAGTAAATACACGAACTTTATCTGTCTTAGATACAGCAATTGGTGCACGTTGAGGCATGATAATCCAGTTAATTTCTTTGGCTGCTGTATCAGCTTTAAAACCGCCAGCCTCTTGACCGGAAGTCTTACCATCGTTAAACACGTATTGTGTTTTCAAGCGAGAGGAAGGTACACCAAGGATAGGAATGTCATTAAAAGAACGAACTTTAGTGTTAATTGCACCAGCTTTAAATTGAGCTACGTCCAAATATTTATGGAATTTGTCTGCATTATTCAAGATAGAACGCAACTTCGTAGACATACAGATGATAAGTGCTTCATCTTCACCGATTACGTCTTGAATGTCTGTAATTTCTGCGTCCAATTTATCGAGAATATCAGTAACAGCAGGTGTATAACCAGTTGTTACTTTATTTTCTGTAGTTGCTAATGCAGCAATTTTGGAATAGCGATAGCTATCAATTTCAGGAATAACTTGTGTACGTTGGAATTCACCCATTACAGTGCCAGCAGTTGCAACGAAGTTTGTTTCGTTTACGTCCATGGAGTCGAGAGAGAACGTACGGCCACGGTCTTGTGTCATTTTGTAAGGGTTAAATTTCAAAGTAACGGAACCACGATTAAAGCCTTCATCGCGATCATATTTAGCCATACCTTGCATGCTAATTTCAGGAATATGAACAGTATCACCGCCATCGTATTTGACTTGACCTGCGTTAACTTCCATAAAACCAGTTGTGGAACCAACTAACATTTGTTGGTCGAGTACAGTTTGAAACTGTTGAGAGTATTGTAATGTATTAACTGCCATCTAATTGACCTCCAATAATTAAAAATTACATTTCAATGCCTACAGCCTTAGCGAATTCAGCCTTAATTGCATCAGGACCACTGCCACCTGTACCACCTTGTCCGCTACCTGGATTGCCAATTGCTTTAACGGCCCAAGATTTACCTTTCAACCATTCTGCGGTACGGTCTTGAATAGTACCGATAGTGCCATCTTCTTTTTGATAGCCATAAGTGCCATCGTCCTGAACTTTAATGTCATTGGCAACTAATCGTGCAAACTCCTGCGGATCAACCGCATTGGCCTTTGTGAAAGCGTCCAATGTTTGTGCCATAATTTCAGATTGAATTCGTTTAGCTTCTGCTTCTTTTGCCTTAGTTTCAGCTTGCTCGAACTTATCGCTCATAGCTTTTAATTGCTTTTCGAGTTGTTTGTACTCTGGCGAGTTAGAACCAGCCCCTGCTTGTTCTTCCAATTCACTAACACGAGTTGAAAGCGTATCACGTTCACCGGTTAACGTATTAATTTGACCTTGTAGCTTTTCTCGCGTTGTCTTAGCTTCGTTATTAAGGCGAGATGTTTCACCTTTAATAGCGTCGATAAGATCTTTGCCATTTTCCAATTGTTCGAGTGCTTGATAAACTTCTGCGATGTTCATGTGTAAACCTCCGTAAATACATGAAAATAAAAAAGGCGCAACAGGCCTCCGCCTAATTGCACCAATAAAAATACGCCCAATCATCACACATGAAAGGGCGTAAAATACTTATAAAAAAGAGTTATGCAACATTGCATAACTCTTAATACCAATATATTGTTTCTGTTTTAGGAAATGAATTCAAATTTCCATATTCTTCTAACTTATTCAAAGCATGTACTGTGTGCCACTCACTACCTTGAAGCGGACTTTTAACAATAGCTATATTGCTTTTTCTATCTAATTCTATTACTCCATATTCAGCATTAGCATTAGGGTGAAATTCATATTCCGCTTTTTCTTCATTTAGTTTTTTTAATATTAGCGCTAACATGATACACCTCTTTTCTAACAGCTTCTGCATAATTATATTTTTGTTCAGTTATTCTATGCGCTGTAGCATAATCTGTATAACCATAACGATGCATTAATTCATATTCTAACCGTTCATGTTTTAACATGATAATATCTCTTTTTAACGGAGTACCACTAATCAATCTTTGAAAAGATTGAGCCATTTGAAAATCTGGTTCAAATTTAGTGTTTCCTTCATTTAAATTATACATATTGTCAAATACATGTTCAATAACTTTTTCTATACTTTTACGGTGTATTTTACTGGATTTAGATATTTTATTAACTAATACAGTCCTGTTACTATTTCGTATAGTTTCATAAAAAAGTTTTGCATGTCTTTGCGCTTTTTGACGTTCATTGGCGTCTAAAGAAATATCGTTGATAGCTCCTGACAAAGCTCCATGTTCTTTTTTAGGAACCCTTGCATTGAATATATCAGACGTCCAGCCTCTTGCAAAATCTTGCCAAGATCCTTTGCCACTCAATACAGTATTTCGACCATTTACACCGAGTAACACTTCCTGATTTGGTTTAGTTAGTGTTTGAATATAATCCAAGCCAGCTTGATTTATTCCCTTGTGCTGCTTATTCTCTTGAATATCTAATTCTGTTAACGGTTGAATATGACACATACAATGAGGGTGAGCAGGCAATGTTGGTAATTTATCTTTAGGATATACACCTTTGCCAAGTCCGTATAAATCAGCATTAGCATAAAAGTCGCAAATATCAAAGCGAGGGTGCCTTGCAGCTAATCGCCATTTATAGGCTACGATATCATCATCGTTCATGTACCTATTTATTTGACCGTCAGCATAAGCCCTCGCATTTTCTGTACGTGCTATACGTTCAGCATTATAACGTGTCTTTTCCTGAACAGCAGTTTCCAGTGCTTTATTGATACGTTCATCGTTTCCTTTATCAATAGCATGGGTTAATTCAGTATATGCAGCCCTAACGCCTGGAGTTGTAAGCCTTGATACTTTATCACGAACACTACGTAGCACCTTGCGTTGTAGTTGCTTAGCTTCCGGAGTACTACTACCCGTTATATTGAGCTTCGTAAGATCATTAATAAATTTAGGTAGTGAGGCTTCTGGAATAATACCACCATTGCCATACCCATCGAAGATTGATTTTGCAGTATCTCGTACAGCTTTATTGGTTTTAAACGCTTGCGTCAAAGTATCAACAACGCTTTGTTTAATACCCTTGGAACGTCCATAAAGGCGATTAGATAATGTTAAATTATCAGCCGCCCAGCTTTCAGCCATTGCCATTGAAATACTTTTAGTGCTATACGGAACATCATCGCCATACCCAGCTATAAATGAGTTCGTTAAATCAGCCTGTAACGTAGGCTTCATTAACTGCATAACAGGATATGCCTCATAAGCCTTTTTAACAGCTTGCTTAGGACTATAACCTAATTCAAGGAGTTTCTTTATCTCTGCCTCGAAGTTGGTTATCGCCTTGTCTATCTCCTTCTGCGTCCTCATCTACTTCGTTCCCTTCATCATCATGATATGCAAGATCCTGTTCTTGTCGTTGAACAGCTTCTTCAATTTCATCAATAATTTTGTCGTACTCTTTAGGCTCAAGATTAGGTACATAACTGTCCAATACTTTTTTACCTGTTTCGACTTTCAAAGTGTTACTGCCAAGGTCTAAATCAAGTACAGATTGAGATTGAGCGATAACATCGGCTACGTCATTAATTTTAAAGTTGCGAGGATAATCGCATTTATAGCCGATATTTTCGCCTGTCCACAATTCATATAAATCAATGATGTCATATTCTGCGTTTTCACACTGCACAGAGAAATCAGCCAACCGTTGATTGGTTCGTTCAAAATCCCATTGCTTAGCTACACCGCTTTTTGACTCTTGCACACCTATTACTGAGTTAATTCCTGACAATCGGTACATATCGTCTGTAAGGGTTTTAATTGTTTGTATCAGAATTTGTGCTGGTCCAATATCCGGTGCAATAAACGCAGGAGCATGGCCTGATTCAGCCGGATACATTAGCACATTATTTGTACCTAGTGTAATATCACCAATGTTTTGACCGTTATCAGGCAATGTCAAAATACTAAACGTTTGCATGCTTAATATTTGCGATAACAACGAGCATTGATGATATATTTGGTGATTAGTTCTCGCAATAGATAGAAATTCAGGAGGTGGCAATATATCTGTTTTCTTTGAGCTACGTCCAAACCATTGAACGACAGGTATTCTACCGATATTATGCTCACCTTGTGCAATCACTTTGCCATTTTCATCTTTTGTTACCCATGATGTTTTTGTCCATTCATGGAACTGTGTTTTTGCATTACCTTCCTCATCGAACACTTGAGATGTGTACGCAAATAATTCCAGTTCGCCTGCATCGCTAATCCGCCAATTATATACGCACTTTGGCTCAACTGCATATAGGTAAGGGAATTGGCGTTTAGAGATCACATCGGCCATTGTTTCACCAAACTCTGTTACGTTATCGACAATGATATACATAACACCATACAATTTTGCTTGTGTCGCATTAAAACGCATAAATTCTTGGAGCGACGTTCCTAATCGGTCTACGTTCTCCAAGAATAAAGCAAAAAGTTCGCTTTTATTGTAGTCGCGTGATATTTCATCTTTAAAAATAGGGTCGACACTAGCATTGAGTATCGGCCCTGTATGGTTCAAATAATATGAAAGTTTTTGGCGGTACTTATAATTCTGTGAGCTTTCACGAGAATATTTAGGTAATGCACCACCATTAGCGAACATGCCTGTGCCATAATAAGCGTCATGCAATAATTCATATTCGCTATCTCTTGGATTTGACATAACAGCCATATATATAAGCCTCCTAATAAATATCAACTTGGCCTGTTTTAACCACGGCAAATTTCTCAAATGCATACCTCATAGCATCCATTAAATGGTTATTATCATCTTCAGGCTTGCCGGTATACTTACCAAATCTATCTTTCCCCCATTGATACTGGCTAATCTCAGTAAGGAAATTAACACATCTAGGGTGTACTATAATTTCATAGTCCTGGATGCGCTGCACACCATTCAGAATACTATCCGCACCTTTTTTAGATGCTCGAGCTCGAGTCAATCCAAATTCTCTCAACTCTGTTATACTTTTAGGCTCGGCACAATCAGCAATGATAGCTTCTTTTGCATATCCCAAACGTTGTACTCGTTCAGCTATTGCTCTGTTAGTAAGAGCTCGTTCATAGAGTTCATCAAATACATATAGTCGACGTTCTGCAGCATCAACGACACCACAAAAGAGAGCTGTCGGGTCTGTAGTATAACCAAAATCCAAGCCAAATATGGCTTTTACCCCTGGTAACTTGCGTACTTCATCAATACTGAAATCTTGTTCCTTCCAGTTTTCGTATACAAGACCATCAACTACCCCCCACTCACCCAAGCCAGCTACTTTATACCGCTTAGGATTCTTTTTCATTTCCTCAAACAGTGCTAAGTCTGATTCGCCCAGGAACTCATTACACATATAGTTAGTAGTTAAGGCTAATACATTTTCGCTAGACTCATCAAAGAAGCGTTTCTTTAACCAGTGCCTATCTGACCACGGATTAAATGTTAAGACCACCTGGTGATACATCCCATTAGGCAACTGACCACGTATAGATTCATCCAATCTGTTGAATGCATCTTCGCTCATAATCTCGTAAGCTTCTTCAATCCAGAGCCTACACAGAGCCCCAACTTCAACCGTAATGGATGTTACTTTTAATGGATCATCAAGACCTCTAAAGAGAATCTTTTGCCCTGTCGGTATGTATGTTATTTCGAGAGGAGATACGGAACATTTAAAGTACCGCTCCACCTTCAACTGGCGCATGGCCCATTTAAGCTGCGCGAAACAACTGTCACGCAAAGTCCGTTCTGTCTTACGAACCACCAGCCAATTAACGCAAGGATTCTCCATTATCTCCATAATAACTTTTAGAGACTGCGTGGAGGACTTCTTACTGGCACGACTGCCTTTTACTACTTTATAACGGCCTTTGAACCGCCAAAAAGCACCGTACCCCTTGCCTACGATATCAGGTAAGTACACTTTGTTAGTCGGCAATATCATCACCACCTACGATGATAACTGGTTGCACATCAATCGTAGTATCACCGCTAAGAATCCGATGTCGTTTGGCCATGAGTTCTAGTGCTTTTAACCTAGAGCGCTCATCAGGCGGTTTATCAATGATACGTGCTTCAGAACAACCTTCCCCAATCCCCTCAATAACCACTTGCTTTTCATTTGAAAGTCCTAGAGCAATTCTTGTTAACTCGTACTCAACTTGTTTGGCTGTCATGATATTTTCGTCTAAATAGGCCTCTCGCAACTCTGCAACCCTTGATTTTATGTCAACATTTGACAACAAGCGACTACCTATTCTATTAGCTGTATTCTTAGAATAACCAGTGCGAATAGCGGCCTGTGTCGCATTCATATCCTTGATGTACTCATGACAAAACTTTTCATGCCGTTTGTTTTTCAATGCAGCCACTATCTCACCTCCTAGCTACTTTAAAACACCTTTATTCTGCTTATATTTACCGCACTCCTTATGAACCTTTGCGGTTTTTGTTTTTACTAACGAATGTGATGGCGCATACGACTTACACATATGATCAATATGAATTCCATTGGCCTTACACCAACCTTTCACATTATTAAGGCATCGCCTTTTTTCACAATACACATCTGTCAATCGCATTCACCTCGCTCCATTCTTCTTTTGCATAACTATATACGTTTTTATCATTGATAATATACTATATATTGTTATATTGTTTTATAAAAACAATATCTAGTATGGAATATTCGTTCTATTTTTCGTTTATAAAATAAAAGTAAACTTTTCCGCAATCCAACGATTGATTTTTTATATTTTAGTGATATGATGTTGTTGAGATATTTAGACATATATAAGGATGCTCTGAGTTATTAGCTACAACTCATCTTTCTTAAAAACAAGTTAGCTTGTTCCGTCTATCGAAAAAGACCCCAATTTGGGGTCTTTTTCATTTTATAGATTAATGCTAGTTTAATATATAATTTGCAGGTATAATGTAAATAGTGCGGGCCCGCCATAAATCTCTTCTGAGAAATTTATGAAAGGAGAGCAGATATATGTCTCAAGTATCTCAAACTGGGTCTAAACGCGGCACAAAGAAATTTGTTGCTTATGTAACAGACCCTAAGACAGGCAAGCGTCGTTATGCTCGTGACTACGGTAAACGCGCATTTGTTATTTACGTTTAGTAAATAACAAGCCTTTTCTTTGCATCCTTGTTGCGATCGCACTACTATATAGGCCTAGCTAACCTATAGCAAAAAGCCCTTGCCGAAGCAAGGGCTTTTTCGCTTTTGTGTTCTAGGTATTCACTTTGTCGAGAGAGATTAATTTGTTTCCCTATTAACTCACACTATCATTATAAACTGTCAAGAAGGACAGGTCTAGGACAGTTTTGGGACAATTTTCATGCCAGCTTTGTATTTAACCCAATAACGCCCCATAGTAATACAGATAACTCCTCAATGCCTCTAGCGATGTAGCGTTTGATGGTACGAACATCTGGCTTTTCAGGAAAGGATTCAGCAATTTGCTCTAGCGTTTCCCCACTAATATAATACCTACGCATGCACTCACAATACTTAAATTGCTTTGCGCTACACTTTTCAGCATAGATATCGAGCATGTTATTTACATGTCGCATCATCAATGCTGTTTTTTCTTTAGATTTAACAATCGCATTTACTTTCACAATGCTTTTATCGTCAAACATATCAATTAACAGTTCATTGAGCCATATATCCTCGGCTTGTGTCGAATCCGTGATAGCATTGTCTACGTATGACTGTAACTGACTATAATGCTTAAGCAGCTTGATCGTGTTGTGTCGAAGCTTACGACCTAACTGTGCATTTTCTTGCTTGGCTAATTCATAGTAGGTTTTTGTGGCCACCTCAGTGGCCAACCTAGTGATTTTTTCAATTTCGTATTCATTCAAATACATCTCCCCCTTTTTAATTTGTATTTTAGTCCGAATTGTGTTTATTCCAACTTCATAAGAAGCATCTAACAATAATTAAATTATGTTCATGGCTTTCCATTCATCTAACGTGAATATCGCCTTACCATGCTTTTGAGCATATTCGTACTCACCATTGCACCCCCGGCTATTTTCCCAACCAGGACACAATATTAACACGTCACAATGATTCAGTAGGCCTAAACATATATCTAAGCCCTTCTGGTAATCATCACCAGTTAAATACATAAATCCGTAATTGTGAATCGGCGATACATAATCATGATTTGTATCACTTAACACCAACTCACTCATAATCGTATCTATCTTTTCTTTATTGCTCTTCTTCCCACCATAAGGGTGAGCCACATATACTAATCTTTTCCTCATTCGCTCTCCGTTCGTTTAAAAATAGCTCGTAATGGTTTTTATTGCATAATATTTTTAAACGCCGTCTAGGCGCCAATATTTTAATCCTAGAGGCATTTATTACTACAGGAATATACTCATATGCTCTGAAAGATGTAGAATCACATAATTTTCTGTATCCGTTATGATTTCATCGGCCATTGTTCCTATGAACTTTCTATTGTCATTTTCTAACACACCTGCCAATTGTAGACCATCAAGAATAAATTTCTTAGCGAACGCTACATTGTCAGGATCATGCCTGGTCGATGAGTGCCATTCAAATAACAGGTCTACTTTACCCTTAACCGATTCTATCTGTTGTGATAAACATTGTTCTTTGACTTGCTCGGTACATTTCTTTTTCATAGCAGCGGCAGCTATAGTCGAACCACGTTCACAATCAATGTACTCGTTCAACGTCGGGAACCTGTCATGTGTTTTCTTTCTAAACCGAAACTGACAACGTAGAATAATCTTCATCGGTGTGAGTCTCCCCAAAATATAGCCTCTTCATAATCTTTGCCACGTAATCTATCAATCACTCGTTCGCTATAATGGTCTTTTGTTTGGTCGTTATTATAATTAGTTGTCAGTATAACTGGCTTCATATCATGGTATCGGCCAATAATAATGCTTTCAACTTTTGTATGCACCCAATCGGATTTAGAATACTCCGCTCCAAAATCATCTAACAACAATAGCGGAATATTCCTGAGCTTTTGTTCATAATTTAGAAACGCAACTCTGTCACCTTTAGATAAGGTGAGCATGATATCCAATAGACTAGGCATAGAAATCATCATACAGCCTCGTTTTAGCGCTAGAACCTCTTTCAGGATACTAACTGCTATAGAAGTTTTTCCAGTGCCAGCAGGGCCCCTTAAAATCAATCCTTTGCCACTTTTAAGATTTGCCTCTAGGTTATCCACATAATGTTTTACTACAGCATATGCTTCTGAATTTTCTTTAGGGAAGCTGCCATGTTTACGTAACCACTCAAAATCCATGTCATAGTATCGCCGAGGGATACCAACAGCAGCATAGGTGGTATTAACGTTTGTTTGGATGACTACTGGTTTGTCATAGATTGGATAAAAGAACTCATCCTTTACCATGGACTCTCTCGTATTCTGCTTGCCAGTCGACTTCTTCCTTTTTTCGAGAAACGTTTCTAGCATTTCCGTTATGTTTACTTGCTCCAAAATCTTTTTGCACCTCCTTCTTTAGATTCCCTGCCGTGACAGTTTCAACATACTTGATGCTATTACCGCCATTATCAGCTGTGGTGTTGATAGCCACAACAACTCGTTCCTTGCCATAAGACTCAACCAGATCATCTAACCGGTCTTTAATGACAGGTGATACATCTCCGATTGCTTTCATGTACAAATCATAAATGGGTTTATTTTTTACTTCATCATCGTCAAACATAGATAGAGGATTTTTATCTTCACGCGCGCGCGTATCTCTCTCTATATTATTAATTTCCTTTTCTTTCCTTTCCTTTTGTTCGTTTTGTTCAACGACCGTTGAATCTCGTTGAACGACCGTTCGTTTTTGTTCCTTTTTTCTTCGTGCTTCGCCACTTTTAATGCCCGCCAACCTACGCTGTTCCTGCTTTTTTTCATACTTGTTTCTACGTTCTTCTTGCCTACGAATTAAACTTGGAGACCAAAAGTACTCGTCATCGCAATCAAGCAATTCAAAATCATGAATCAACGAATTTATGAACAAAAACGACTCGTTCGAACAAAAAAAGTTATGTTCGTTTTCGTTGAACGGCCGTTCGTTTTCGTTGAACGGCCGTTCGTTTTCGTTCAGAATTCCTAATTCTTTATCAAGAGCGATGAATGTATATTTCTTGAAAGGCAATTTATAGTCATCAGATGAAGCTAGCTTTTCAATTAATTTCCACCACCACGCATATGAAATAACTCCGAACTGCGATTCCATTGCTACTATCTTAGGATCATTACTGGCATTTACATCGTGGCTGAAGTAATATACATCCTTAGCCATCTATTACTCCTCGTCTGCAAATAAAGCCCCTTGTGCACGTTTACCAGCAATAAACCTTACACATTCATCAATTAAGTCTTGCACTGAAATAGCAAATGTACGGTCTGCATACTCTACCGACAACCAATCAGTCTTGAATTTCAGTTCATCAGTAGAGTTTGCATCTTGTATAATGCCTTCAACGCTGACTTTCTCAACCACATCCTTGATAACGCCATATTTAAACTTGAATGACCTTACGACAAACGGGATGTTAAACTCCTCCAGGAATTCAAAGTTCTTTTTCATAATAGCCTGTAGTCGGCTGAAAGCTTGCATAAGTTCAGGTCGTGGATCATCTTTAGATTTAATGGTAAAGACATCTGTCAAGCCTGTAGCAGATGGTTTCTGATAGGCGATATTGATATCGTTATCTGTAATTTGAATCGATTTAACAATCATAATGGACTCCTTTCTTGTTCTACGACTACATATTTACCGGTGGCAGCTTCAACAGCTTGTTTAAACAAAGCGGCATCAGAGTTTTCATCGGATAAATGAAGCAGTCGAATGTCCTGGCACTTAGTAAGGTCCATAGACTTTAGAAATTTAATAACATTCTCTAACGAAAAATGGGATTGAATTAATCGTTCCATGCGTTTCTCATGCAGGCCTCCATCATCAACACGTTGGTTCAGGATTTCATATGAATGATTACACTCGACCATGATATGATTCACATCTTTAAATGTGTACCGGCAATAATAGGTGTCGGTAATATATAAGAGTTTCTCTTCACCATCGGAAATTAAAAAACCAACATTCGGAACATCATGCTCTAATTCGAATGGTAAGATAGTAAAATTACCAACAGAAAATTGAATCTTAGGCGTTATATAAACCACTTTATGATGTCCGGCAACATAGATAGCCTCAGCCGTGTCTTTTAGCATGTACACGCGATGTCCGAGTTTTAATAAGTCAGGTACGGCCTTGCAATGGTCGCCATGTTGATGAGTCACTAATACACCGCATAGATGCACAAAATTAAATCGACAATAGCGCTGTATGTCTTTAAATGCTAATCCTGCATCTAGTAATAATTCATCCCCATTAGTTGAGGTTTTGATTCGGTAGCAGTTCCCTTTTGAGCTACTACCGAATGCTTGAATACTAATCACAATTAATCACCAAACATATGGACGACTTCGCCTGTTTCAGGATCTACGAATTCACTTGTAGGAGTAGGTTCAATATCAATCGTTTCTGAATTTGCGTTATTAGCAATAGTTTCAGCCACATCAGATTGAACGTCGATGGTTTCTCCTTCAAAATCAGGTGTGAGTTCGCCATCATTATCGCGAATAACAGCGCCATCTGAAGCGAGAGCGTTCGCCATATTCTGCATTTCAACAGACAAAATACCATATTTGCTTAGCAACTGTTTAAGTACGGTTTTAATAGCCATCGCATCAAAGTCAGTTTTCCAAAGTCCAAAACCTTTTTTATAAGTTTGAGAGTACTTTTTAGCATGTGCTTCCATTTCTTCTTTAGTCATGTATAGGTATTGTTCATACCCATTCTCTAATCGGAAATAGGCCATATATCCAACAACATCATCCCCGGTAGGGTCCCCTAATTCGAATTCACCTGTTAGTCGATTCCGTTTCTTTATTTCACCTTCATAGATTTTAATGGCATTAATCTTTTTGTATTTGCCAGCTCTAATGGCTAGCTGAATATACCCTTTGTATCCCATTTGAAATTGGGCTTCATAAATTTTCTTTTTGCCATTATAAAATGGAACAATATAAGCGAAGCCTAAATTTTGATTAATAGGAAGGTCTAGTGTAGCTGCCATAATACCAGCAGTAACTACAGTCGTAGGGTCTGCCTTAGTTAAGAGTTCATTATTATTAGAAACAGAAATCAAACTAGATACAAATGCTGCTGACTTCTTCCCTAATATTTCATTGAATCGTTTTTTTATAGACTCGCTCGATACTAAAGTCTTCAATGATTGAGTTTGTAATTGTGTTTGTGCTTTCGCAATTTCTCCCATTGTGTGCCTCCTATGCTACGTCTTCACATACAGCGTGTATGTTTAATTTAGTTAAAATGCTATGGATTTCTAAGCGCCCTTTTTGCGTCCACTTAGTCGTGATTTTAGAATCTAAGCGACCATCACTTCTGCAGAATGTAAAGGTTTCTGATTTAGTAAAACCTTTAGCCATATGTTGCTTGTACAGAATCCATTGATCACCGACCTTACGTTGTAGACCAGCTTCATGCAAAATTTTATTTAACTCTTGAGCACTAAGGCCATAGTCAGCTGCAATTTGAGTAATCGCTAAACAGGATTTACTTGAGAGAATTTTATCTACGTAATCCTTAACCGGTTTAAATTCCGCAATCTGCTGTTCTTGTTGTGCTACAATAGCTTTCGTTGCATTATGTGATTCTACCTCATCGGCATACGCTCTAAGAGCTTCAGGCAATGTCTGCGGAATCACCATAGAATAAGAACCGGTTTTTCTAATAGCAGGGATTACATCATGCGTAATCCAACGTTTGAATTCTTTGGCTTCAGGTTTTCGACTTGAAAGCACCAGGCTATATAACCCATATTCATTTACAGTCAATAAATTCTGATTGCCTCCAGGGGTAGGAATTGAATTCGTACCCTTTTCATCTTCATCTAAACGCCCTACAGCTTTAGATGTATCATTAATGCCTAAACATTCGCATACATCTTTTGCTACAAACCATACTTCATTATCTAACTCCTGGACTCTAACTTGCCCAAAAGAAATGTTATTGAAAACTTGCAATTCGTCCATATTTACACCTCCTTAACCACTAATTGTGGTTCTGATTCATCAACGATCAACTTAATCGTTTGACTATTAACTGGAACGAATTCAGTCACGGCTTCCGCATTATCAATAAACACTGGAGCATTCACTTTGAAATAGCTAGTTAATGCGTTGATGATATCAAGGCCTACATTGATACGTGCAGCGTTATTCATGCTGCGATACGGAACCCCTTTATAGGTGGTTTCGCAACATTCCTCAACATTGCCGTTCAACATAACATTAAACATCTTGAATCGCGCTAGTTTGAATCTCGAGTTAATAACATCTTCTAGCATATTGACCTTAGCTTTGATGAACTCATCCATTAGATATGAGGCCTCATCCAACTTTGATTTTTCCGCTGCTAATTCAGCCTGCTGTGTTTCTAGTTCCGCTATACGAGTATCAATCCGTTTAGCCTCTTCGTATTTATTCAATTCAGTTTCAAGGTTAAAGCGGTGTTCTTTCGTTGTAGCAATACGTTTGTCTATGTCTGCAAGCTCTTCAGAGTGATCAGTGTTAGATTCATCGAGTTTCATCTGCAACATAAACTCTTCTGCTTTTAAATCAGCATATATAGAATCATCATCAAGCACCGGCGCTGTTAGCGTTCCAATCTCATCAGTTATTGTTTGTTTGACGAGTTCTTTCGCCTTAATAAGGGCTTCTAATGTTTCAATAGGCTCTAAGCTGGCATCTCTCTTTTTAATATTCTCAATGTCTTGTTGCTTCAGTTCAATAGACTGATTGATTTCTTCTAATCGCTTAGATTTTCTAAGGTTAAAATTCGTTTCAGCTTTTTCACGTGCAGCTTGAATTTGCTCTGCAGGAAGCTTTTGTCCACATGTCGGACAATTCTCATCGATATCCATTACAAATGCATCCTCGTTGACCTGCTGACGTTGATGCATTAGCTCGTTAATAACGCTCTCGATACGCTGAATATCCCTATTGGATGTATCAAGACGATGCTTAGTGTTCTCAACCTTAGAAGATAGATTATTAAGCTCAGATACAACCATATCGTATTCATTCGACTTTAATGCAGATTGTTTTTTATATTCCATCTGCAGTTCACTTTCACGAGCCATCAATCGACGTTGTACATCTCTAAGCTCCGCTCTAGTATCAACAACCGCATGTCCATTCACTAATAATGCTTTGTCTGCCTCTAGAGTTTCTAGCGTTGTAGTTGCTAAGCTAATCTCCTGAATAAGAACATCTCGAGGAGTATCAATACTAGGCTTCCCTCGTAAGGCCTCATCAATTCGAACTGGAATCATATCTAGTTCTTTATTGATGGCGGTTTTCTTAGCAGCTACTACCTTTCGATGATCGTCTACACTATGGCCTGATAAGATATCAGTCAATGCTTTTAGTTCACTATATTCCGCAATTACATCCTCATCTGATATATCTCCGCACATCTCAAGTAATAGCTTTCTGCGGTTCTGCCAGGAATATGTTTCGTTGAAATACAACGGATTAGTAATTAATTTGAAAATATTTTCATCAACTAATGAATTTACAATCTCCTTATATTCCTTTTCTTTTTTAGGAACCCCATCGACAAAGTAGTCTGTCGTATGGCCTGTCATAGTGACTTCACCACCACGAGGGGATGAGTACTTCTCCCGGTACACGCGCTTTAATTCAACAGTACCCCCTTCATCCAATGTAAAAGTGCCTGTGACTTCGTGATTAACTTTATGGATAGGTTCGCCCCCATCCAATGTTTTGATTTCAAAATCAGCCCTATCTAGGCTATCTTTGCCGAATAGTAACCAACACACAGAGTCAAATACAGTCGTTTTACCAGTAGCATTATCGCCACGGATTACGACATCGCCATTAATATTTATGGCAAAGGACTTTAGCCCTTTAAAATTTAGTAATTCTAATTTTGTGAGTTTCATTGTGATCTCCTATACAACATTAGCGTCCACATCAATAGTGTGAGGTTCAATCTTCAAACGATTGGCCCATTTCATCACTGTAGAGTGAATTTTATTGTCTTTTTTCAGTTGTGCATTCGCGAATAACTTCGCTTGTACTAGATGATTAAATTTAGGTTGACCCTTTTTAACCTTATTACCAGTGGCTAGTTCTAAGCATGCAATAGGATTCATATCATCATCCGTGACAACCACAATTGCTGCTTGCCCTTGAATGACACGGTCACGATATGAACCTACACAGTTCTTCAATCGCTTTCCATATGTCATTAAATCAGCTGCAGTTTTTGGGACCATAAAGTGCATCCCATTCATATCTGCTTGTAATTGAGGTTGAGCAGGCAATATTACATCTCCATATTCCTGCTTATTAAAGATATTGATTACTTCGTCATGGAAGTTCTTCAACTTGAATCGTTTCTTCCATAATGCCTCTTTGTATTTTGGCTCGAGTTTTGCGTGCATATCCACACAATCTTCTATAGCGCGAATGTCCTCACCTAATAGCCAACGTAATATGGTAGGTTCACCGCACCGGTTAATTAGTTGTTGCCACATAAACGTTGCATGTGGGCTTTTTAGCTTCATCGCCTTACGTACATCATTAGCATTGTGGGCCTTACCAAAATATAGGTCCGTACCTTCATGCCTACTACGCTGTAATGTGAGTATAGTGCGTCTACAATTCTCATCGTTAAAAAGATTAAGAACATCAGACATGCATACGCTCAATGGATCATCAACCATACGCTTCCGTAAGGCTCTACTGTTAGGAGCCTTATATGATTGTCTAAGCGCTGCTTGAAAGTTCATACCTTTTCTTGTAGCCCCTAGCACATCGTCATCAAATGGGATATTTGTATATCGATATAAGCAGTAAGCATTGGTCCAATACACATATTGTTTCATTAAGCTAACAATGCTAGGCATATCAGGTGCCGATAGCTTCAGAATCATATTGAGTAGCATCGTAAAATGGTAGCCGTTTTCTTCTGTAGCGCCAGGTGCTACATATACATCCTTTGTTCCATATCCGTAAGTTTCCTTCAATCGTTTTTCAAACATTAGACGTAACGTCTTAAATGTTTTGTTTAAATACTTCCGGTTAAAATCTGTCATGGCGTATGAATCGCCAAAGAATTTCAGTACCGGCATAATCTCATTCTCACGAATATAATCAACAGTCAATTCATGACGGATTCTAAATCGATCAATGAATATAGCCTTACGTTTCTTAAAGTCGAATCGCAACGTTTCCGTACACATTCCGTGGTCGTTTTTTCTTCCGTCAAAGAAAAGCTGAATAGCTTGATATCTAATCTTCAAATCTAAGAAATATTTATAGTTGATAACCTCTACATAAGCTGATACAGGGTATATACTCTCATCATTTATAGAAAAGTAAATTTTATGATCATAAGGATTAGAAGATGCTCGGCAATTGGGGCAGGTATAGTATTTTGAACCGGTAACATATCCATTTTGATATGAATATTTACGCTGCCAGCTACCACCAAACGTAAATCCACAGTCGATATGGTGGATAGTCGTATATTCCGCGCCGTAAGGAGCCTCTAAGATTACGCTATCGAACATTTTGTGAATATAGGTACTGGATATAATCTCCACAGTGAATACCCCCTTTAATCACCAAACATAGCGAATAGGTCTTCTGCTTCCTTCGCTTCAACAGATGCAGGCTCTACTTCTACCACTGGTGCTGGTTCTTCTTTAGACTTAGACTTTTTAGCCGTAGCCTTTGCTCTCTTACTTTTAGTTGCAGCTTCATCCTTTTTAGGCTCTTCCGTTTGCTTCTTAGTAGGTTCTACAATTTCACAAGCCTTTACAATAGCATTAGATGCTTTCATGACACCCTCGGTGTATGCTATACCAGCTTCGTATTCTTCGGCATTAACAGGATCAAGTTCAATTGCTTTATGTAATGTATCCAGAGCCTTTTTACAGATATCAGCTTGAGCTTTAAATTGTTGTTTAGGCATATTTAAGCCTCCTCCCCTGCCATGATAGATTTTAAATCAGTGATAAGATCATCTGTTAATGAGTCACTGGATGGACGAGTAACACCGTGCTTGCCAAAAATTGCAAGTGCTTTTTTTGCTTTTACGCCGTCCTCACCCATCCATTCACGGAATTCTTTATAGAATGCTTTTTTATCTACCGGTTCATCAGTCACATCTAATACTGCATCCTGTTTCGGCGTTTCAATAGTAGCTGGTTCCTCAGTTGGTGTTTCTGCAGGAGCAGGTTCTACAACCGATTCTGTTACCGGCTCAACCTTTTCTTCTTTTTTAGTTTTTGTTGGCTTACCTTCGAAATCTGTTACAGGAACATCATCTGCAGGCGTTGACACTTCATTTTCTAAAATTTTTACCTTACAACCTTCAGCTTCAAGTTGATTTATACCTTCTGCAATCTTTTCAGTACTCTTTTCAATTGCTTTCTTGAATGTATCCTCAAGTTTATTTTCTGCTAGTTCAAGACTGTTGCCTGACGTTACTTTAATAATTGGCTTTTCCGACATACATTTGCCTTGGCATTGATGATTTAATCGCTCATTCCAATCTGCTACTTGCACTGCTAGATCATCCAATGTATTGAATTTAATAGTTAAGATATTTTGATTTTCCATGATATGTTCTCCTTAAAATTTAAATACTAGTTCAGTTGATCCATTTTCACTATTTACGGTTCCTACAATATTTTCATTAATACCTAAACTTCTTAGCTCATCTAAAACAATCCGAGCTCTTGAAATGATTACTTTTGAACATTTAAGATGGCGTTCTTTAAGATAAATAACACCATTCACATTCTTTTCAGTAATAGGTAAAACGTGAATTTTACGATTTTCTTTATCTATGCCAACTTTAAGTCCCAAAGGCTTTCCTAGAGCTTTGTATGCATCAACACTTAGACCGCATGCGGAACCCCACATATTAAATCGTATTTTCGGAGGAAAACGTCCTGACCTATTAAAGAAATCAAAGTCTATATTTTTATTAGTTGTTGGCATAGTAACCTCCTTATGTGTTACAATTAAATTGGTTGTTTAACTATAGCTCGTATCTCATTGCCGTGAGTACGGGCTTTTTTACATTTACTTTTTATGTGTTCATCGTGGCATCGCTTGCACACCCTAATCGCACGGCGATTTACTGCATCAAATATATAGTTGTAGTTATAGGGAATAATACGTACTCCACATTTTGTACAATTAACACGCTTCATCTATCACCTCCATAAATAGCTACATATACGAGCATTGCTACTGCTAATAAAAACATAGAAACCATTACTAGATCAGGAATAGCAAATCCTTGAACATCTGAACCTTCTAGTAGAGCTCCCATTAATACAGCAACTACAATAATTAACTTATTCATGACTCACTCTCCTATTCTTGCCTGGCATCTTTTCGCTAACCAGGCATTAAACGAATCCAAATGAATTAAGCGTTTACCGCCACGCTGTCCAATCTTCATGGACGGAAAATCAAAATCTTCCGCCCATTGGCGAATGACAGCAGGTGCTACACTGGCCAATTCAGCAGCTTCATCAACTGTGATGCAGAGTTTATTTCTATTCATGGATTACTCCTTTCATTTTCATGATGATTATTGAATATCGCTACTTCACTCGTCGCCCACAACAAATCTAACGTTCAATGCTTTGCATAACTTTTCCGCCATACATAATCTTGTATCAATCCCATTTTCTATATCCATTATTGATTTCCTAGAAACACCTGCTATTATGGATAACCGATACATTGATAAGCCCTGTTTTGAACGCTCCATTTTTATAAAATCTCCAAACTTAATTTTTATCACTCCTTTATAAAGCGTTTATTTGACTAAACTGATTAGTTAAATTAATATATAAATAGATACCTATACTAGGGTATATTCGAAAGGAGGGCCTTTTATGTCCCAATTTTTGTTTATGCCTTGTTCCAATTATTTAGATTAATAATATTCATCCATTAAGGAGGAGGACAAAGGAGTTTGTTCTACTTATTAATCTTTATAGCTGATACTAAGGGCGTCGTTTCTTGGGCTGTCCTAGCAGCCCTAAGTGAAGCGGTTCACCATAGAGCTAATTGCTGATAACAATTAGGTTGCCTTATATTGTTTGAAGGGGACTTCAACAGTTGATTAGGTTCTATAGTTAAGATTTCCGCAAGAAATCTTATGTGCACAGCCTCTTTAACTGGCAATATAATGCAAATGCAGTGAACTTTTGGTAAACAAATAGGATAAATCACTTCCGTATTATCAGTGCGGAAGTTTTTTATTGCCCTGTTGTATATTCATATATGTTTTGAATTTATTATTTGTGTGATCATCTTGAAAGGAGGTGATTATATGACGCCAACTCAAGCTAAAGTTTTTGACGCGACTAAAGAAATTCTTTTAGCATTAATTTCAAAAGATGCTGTTAATTACAATTCTTTTGATGATACAAAAACAAACGTTGAAGCCGCAGCAAAAGCATTTGACCTTATTTACAACGAAATCTTAAAGACTGTTAAGTAATTCATTGTAGGCACGTACTGTTTCAGGTAAGGCTTCAATAGCTTTATCTGAAACATTGCCTTTTGCTGTTTCAATAATTAGCTGTTCCAGTGCATTAATCACTTTAATCTTTCTGTTATAACTCGCTTCTTCAGTTTTCATTTAATACCTCATCATATGTTCTAGCTACCAAGGGAACGGGCTTTCCATTTTTAGTCGCTCATAGGTCTTTGGCAATGGATACCATAAAATAAAGTAAATTACATCATCAATAGCTTGGTGTGTTAATTTTGTTTCAGTTGATCCATATACATCTAGCCAGTTGTGCATTTTAATTAGAGTTCGTATAGCGGGTAAGCTACTGTCTACTTTATTTTGTACAAATAATAAAAACGAGTCTTTTACCTTTGAAGGAAACTCAGGCAAATACGGATATTCAGCCGTTCCCCTAATCGTTTTTTTCTTGCGCATTCGCAAAAATTCTCTTGCCTCTTGATTTGTAATCAAACTTCACGTCCTTTCACCTATTGGTTTTCTTTTCATCATTTTTTATGTATAGTCCAGCAACTACAATAATCAAAATTCCTGTCAGCACGAGCCCCACAATATATCCGATGACAAACTCCATATTTTCACCACCTATTAACTCTACCTTAGACAACGGTTTAACCGTAACTCATTACAAAAAAATAATATCATCATAAGCTACATTAAACACTTCCTGTATCCTTTGAATGTGCAGAACATCAGGGAATGAACGTTTGCGCTCCCAATTTCCCCATGTATCTACAGATACTCCGATTTGTTGCGCTGCTGTTACTTGAGACCAATTTTTTGACGCTCGTAACATTTTGAGTGTGTACTTCATAGAATCCCTCCTTCCTTTTGTAACAATCCCTTGTTTACTATCATCATTTTACTACGGTTTATCCGTAACGTCCATAAAACAAACATAAATTATCGTAAAATTTCCGTAAAATATTGATTTTATTACGAATTTATCGTAATATATAGGTATATTAATTGATATATTGCAATATAAGAGGTTTTTATGAGTGATTTAGGTAACAAGGCTATTATGGCTGAAAACATCCAACGCTTAATGGATAGTCGAGGAATCGATAGAAACAAAATATGTTCTGATTTAGGATTTAAATACACTACCTTTACCGATTGGGTAAAAGGAAATACTTATCCAAGAATAGATAAAATTGAGATGATGGCCAATTATTTTGGTGTAAATAAATCTGAATTAGTAGAAAAGCATGTAGAGGGTGGATATTATACAAATGCTGAAGCAGCAGAGTTCGCGGAGTACTTACGCACTAAACCAGGTGCACGCATGCTTTTTTCTGCTGCAAAAGATATGTCTAAAGAGGATATGGAAGAAACAGTCAAATACATAGAGTTCTTAAAATCTAAACACAAATAAGTTCGTTCTTTTACAATTTAATATTCGCACTTCCACCGCACTTTATGGTACTATATAGAAAAGGAGGGATTGATTATGAAAACTACAACATTGCGCGTAGTAGCAAAAGAACTTAATCGCCTCAATAAAGTGATGGAAGCCAATAGAGAAACTAGCAAGCAAATTTCTAAGGAGGCCAACAAATGGGGAAAGACAACCTTGACCAACAACAACCTAGCGAACCGATTCAGATTAAGCCGGAGTTAGTTGATTTTCTATATATCGACTCCGAACGTGTCGATTCATTTATATCTCAAATAAAAAATGGAACCCTGCGAAGTGTTAGCAAAACGAATGCTACTTTGCAGGGTTCTTCTTCTAATGCGGGTGTAGAAGCCAACATTAAAATCCTAAAAGGCTCTATCGGTGCTAAAGAACAAATAGATAATAGTGTCTCCTCTACTGAGAACTACGATCCATTCCATAAACAAGTAATAGATTTAATTAATATATTAGAGTATGACGAAATAGACCCAACCGAGAGTAACGAGGCCAAACTTGGTTTCGTTACAGGCAGAGTTGTAATTAGAAATCTTTCTATTTTCACCGAGCTTGTACCGGTTATATTTACACATAAAACAGTATTTGGTGTTACAGCGAGAGAAGCAAAAAATAATATAAATGCTATGTCAGATTTGATAAAAGCGTCACCAAGTACAATAGATTTAACTATCACTACTTCCGATGGTTCTAAAGTATCCGGCACAATAATTGAAGAGTACTTAAAAATACCTATGGGCAGCATTCTAAAAAATTACGGTACAACTCTGCCTGGTAATTGGGTTGTAATAGGGATGTTTGATACAACTACGCCTCAACTAAGTTCAGACCCAGATACCGAATCTACAGTTGAAGGATTAGTCGATACATATTCTGATACACTTAAAAACTTCTTTGCTGCTTCTACTACAAAAGTAATTCCATTAATTATTTTTAGAACGATTAATATTTGACGAAAGCTATATAACCACACAAGGGAGAGTGTTATATTGGTTGTAAATTTGATTTACTGCGACTTACCACATGCCAATGCTGTGTCAGAGGAATGTGAAGATGTAGATACTCATAACATCTACATAAACAAAAACCTCCCTCATGAGCGCATGAGAGAGGAAATTAAACATGAATTAATGCATATTATTAATGATGATTTTTACTTAGATGAACACGTGAACCTTGTCGAACAAATGGTTCGTAGGTCACATATAGATGATTCGGAATTAGAAAATATCGACTTTTATCATCATTTTAATGTGTAATTACACATAAGGGGAGAAACCATGAAGAAACTAATTATTATTGCTGCATTAGCTTTAATATCTACATTACCGGTACAGGCTGTAACATTTCAAGAGTTAAACCCATATAATGGGTATATGCAGATTCCAAATCCTATGGGCGAAATTCAATTCATACCTATTGAATCTTTAGTGACTGAAAAGGATAATGGGAACAAATTAGAAATCATTCTACCTGTGTATGGCTATAACAATGGAGATACTGCTATATCAAGCTCTACTAAACGATTTACTTATGATTTTATAAATCATACAATCACAATGGAAATCATAGAAACTACATTCTACGATGGTAGATCTGGTCGAGTTATATTCCATTCATTTATTAAGAAACCTAAACGCGTTGAATTACAACCTAATACTTATGGGTATCTAGAAGCTATGGGTGCCCTAGGAAATGCACAGCGCACTGGTAAGTACACGCCTAAAACACAAAACTAATAAAAAATAGCCCCTACTCTGCTACCAACAGAATAGGGGCTACGATACACACCTTAGAGGTATATACCAAAGAACACTATTATTATACCACAAAACCTCTAAGGCTTATTTCTTATACCCAAATTTAAGCTAAAGAGGTTATTTTTATGGCTAAAAAAAGAGCAGATGGGCGATACCAGGTATCGAAAACCATCAACGGTAAGCGTAAATTCTTTTATGGCACCACCAGAAAAGCTGCCATAGAAGCTATGGAGAAATACGCAAATACTAATCAAGCATGTGCTAATTTCGATGATACTATTTCATTAAACACCTGGATTAATATATGGTTACAACAAAAGGAAAAGTCTATAACGCCTGCCACCTATCAAAGTTATACTGGTATTATCAATCGTTACATAAGAGATAAAATCGGTGGCGTGAAGTTAGCCGAAATTAAACCTAATACATTACGATATGTTTTTGAATCAATGGATGGATTATCATCAAGGACTATATCCTACACCATGACAATTCTAGGATCCATATTAGAGCAGGCTGTAAAAGATGACATCATCCCTAAGAACTATATGAAAAACATAGATAGGCCAAAGCAGGTTAAAGTTCGGCATATGGTAACGTTATCTGTAGATGAGGTTAAAAACTTCCTATCCAATATATCTAACGTAGAGCATCATGCACTTTTTAAATTAGCATTTGCAACAGGTATGCGACGGTCTGAATTATTAGGCTTAAGATGGTCGGATATCGATTTCAAAAAATCAACTATATCCATTTCACAAACAGCCCTCAAAATCGGATCTACTGCAGTTATATCTAATACAACTAAGACAACATCTTCAAAACGGATAATTGCCATTGATACGGAAACACTCCAGGAGCTTTTGAAGCATAAAATAGTCATCGACAAGCGTAGAATTAAAACGATGAACTGGATTAATAATAACCTTGTATTTCCTGGTATAAAAGGCGGCCCTCGTTGTCCTGATGAAGTCAGCAAGTTATGTAAAAAATACGCCAATTTAATCGGTAAGCCATCTTTTACTATGCATGGTACTAGACATACCCACGCCACCCTTCTCATTGAAAATGGAGCCAATATGAAAGCCATACAGGAACGTCTAGGGCATGCTTCATTCCAAGAAACGATGGATACCTACTCACATGTGACACCTAAAATGGAAGATGACATCGTGGAACGTATCTCTAAAATATTCTGATGTCAAAATGATGTCAAACCACGCAAGACTTTATGATGTCAAACAAAAATAAGGGCTTACAGAGTTACCTGTAAGCCCTTATTTAATCAGCTTGGTGCGGTTGGAGGGACTTGAACCCTCACGAGCGTACGCTCACC